CATAGACAATTTGGATGAACGCAACTTATTTCTGGTGCTACACTGCAATCTGCGCGGTAATGCGGATCAATCGAATACAGCGGAATGAGCAACATCATAGCCGGTGGCCATGGACTTATACGGCCATCACAGGCAAACAAGGAAATTATTTCCAGACTTCGAAATCATTCTACCGAAGTGCAAGCGGCTGTTCGGAAGGCATGGTTTGTCATTGGTGATCAGTTAAAAAAGGAATTGCAAACTGAAATACTGAGCGGAACCAAGTCAGGTAAAATACGTCGCAAACGGAATAGTCGAAGAAGGCACCAAGCATCGGCTCCCGGCGAAACGGCGGCAAATGATACGGGCGAATACCGGCGCAGCGTTGGGTATGAGATCCAAGGCTGGATGCGGTTGGAATTCGGAGCAGGAAGGAATGGCGAGGCACCCTACTCAAAATTTCTTGAAGAAGGAACTTCAAAAATGGCACCACGCCCGGGACTCCAAAATGCTTTTTACAAAGAGCAGCAGGAAATAGTGAGCATTTTCTCCGATGAGATAAGGAAACGGTTAACGTGAAAGCATCCGACGTAATTGCACAGCTTGCCGCCACCCTGCCGAGGAATAGTCCTTTTTTCTCGAATATCAGTGTACCTGACTCTATTACTCTGGTCGGTAACCTTGTTACGGTACATACCTCTGCTCCTCATAAAATCAGTGCTGCAGGCGATTCAGTTTGTATCAATGGAATCCTGACCCCAGTTTCAATATCAAGTCAGACGGTTAATTCGGACGGTACAATTAGCTTTGTGTGCGCTACCGCGCATGACCTCACGATGAATGTCGTTGATCCAGTGCAGTATGTAAGGATCACCGGAACGGCGTATGACAAAACATTCCAGTTGTCAGGTGTGCCAAACCGATTTAAGTTCAATGTGATTCAAGGTTCAAATACTGTTCCACCCGCCGGAGCGGTTCTGCAGCAGGCATTTTTGTATGGATACAACGGGACTCAAATAGTCACCGCAGTATCGGATTCTTATACCTTCCAGTTCTCTCTTTCAGAGATATTCCCCGCGCCAACAATTTTCACAGGAGCGGTGGTAAATACGAATGTCCGTATTTCCGGGGCGGTATCAATCGACGTACTGATTGCTTCATACGACAAGCAGGGACTGGACGAGGTATGGGCTTTTGTGGTACTGGATGATGTTCAGGGCAACAAGGACAGAAAAAATCCCATGGATTCAGTTTATGTCGCGGGGCAGAACGCCGACTACAACCAGCGAATGATCCAAGGGTTCAAGGTCTACCTGTTCGTACCAAACAAAGGTGAAATACTGACCAAAACAAATGGCAGGGCGGCGCGGGACTTGATTGAGGACATACGCCTGCCATTATTCAATTCGCTCCTAGGCATTGATTTTTCGACCTCGCTGGCCTCTGGCGGCCAGAACGTATGCACTTGGGCAGGTGATCGTTTTTATAGTTACACCGGTGCATACTACATCCATGAGTTTAGCTTCCAGCAAGTAGTCGATATTACCTACGGCGACACCGCGATTGTTTCTGACAGCAGAGCCTTCCGCGATATTTCATTGGATCTTTTGAACCAGTTCAGCACTGTCACGACTTACTCGGTGAGTATAGACCTCGACGACAAACCTTAGTACACTACTGATACGCGATTAGGAGCAATCTATGGCAACCAAGCAATACAAAATCAACAAACCACTCCCCGGATTTAAGGTTGGCGATGTCGCAAACGTAGAAGTTGATGACGACGGCGTAGCAATTGATATGCTGTGGTCGCGCCGTATTCGTGATGCCGCTACCGACAACTGTATCGAAGAAGTCGTTGCAGCACCTTCCTCAAAATCAAGCACCAAGACATCGGAGTAATTAAATGCCGACTACAATCCGTGAGCCAGAAGTAACCATTGCCTTAACCTCGGCAGCACAGGCAATCCTCAATGTTCCGCAACGAGTTTTGATTATTGGTCAAAAGCAAGCCGCTGGTTCTGCTTCAGGCCTAGTTCAAAATATCAGCAACAGCCAAGTTGATTGGACAAACCTTTTTGGCGCTCGCTCAATGTTGTGGCAGATGATCGCCAACTTTAAGAAATACAACAATGCGACTCAAGTTGATGTATTAACACTTTCTGATAACGGAACCACAAAAGCAGTTGGAACGATCACTGTTGTTGGTACTGCAACTGCTGCTGGAGTGGTAAAAGTAATCGTTGGCTCTGCATACGATTATACGTTTCAGGTTCCCGTAGCTGTAAATGACACGCCAACTACTATCGCCGCAAATATTGCTGCGGCAATAAACGCAGATGTAAATGTTCCAGTCGTTGCAACATCATCGTTGGGTGTTCTGTCACTTACCGCAGTTAACGCTGGCACAGTAGGTAATCAGATTGCACTTTATGCAGAACAAACAAACATCCCCGCCGGTATATCTTCGTTCACAGTCACATCCGGTATGACTGGTGGCGCTGTAGACCCATCTTTCACGAACATTTTTGCTCCTATCGTTGACTTGCGTTACCAAACATTTGTATGGCCATATACGGCAGCAATAGCTACGCCGCAAGTGTATTTGGATTCACTCTGGTCAGCGCAGAACAACATCCTTGATGGAGTATGTGTAGTTTGTGTTCAGGATACATACGCAAACCTGCTTTCGTTGCTCGGCACCTTCAATTCAAATTCTGTGAACATTATTTGTGATGAAAAGGAAACACGAGCAGAAAAAGTTGGCGGCTCCATCCTTGAGTTTCCTTTCGGTATTTCTGCCCAGTTCGCTGCGATCCGCTCATTGCGCCGTACAGACGGGGCATCCATTGGTCAGTTCGTAATAGCGAATAACGGCGCTCTGGATGCGTTTGGAGGCATGCCACTGGCCTCGCTACCTTACTTCAATACACCAATGCCTAAGCTGCCAGTACAGGTTCCCGGCGACGGTTTCTTTGCTACTGAGCAGGCCGCACTCCTAGCGGCCGGTGGTTCGATCATTGGTAACAACATTGCCAACAACGGCGTGATTCTCGGCCCTCAAGTTACCACCTACAAAACCGATGCGGCGAGCAATCCAGACATCACATGGCACTTTTTGAACTATGTTGATACCGCAAGTGCATGCCGTGAGTATTTCTTTAACAACCTGAAAGCACGTTTCGCACAGTCTCGTTTGACGCAGGGCGCGGTGATTCCCGGTCGCTCAATGGCGAACGACGTAACCATCGAAGCTTACTGTATGCGCCTGTTCAAAGACTTGGGCAAAATGGCTTTATTGCAAAGCGGTGCTGCCGCAGAGAAATACTTCTCCGATAATCTTTCTGTTACATTGAACCTTGCAACGGGCACGGTTACGATCACCGGCCAGTTCCCAATCGTTACCCAGTTGCGAGTAATCAATGCAACTTTCCAGATGTCATTTAGCGTAGAGGAATAAGACAATGACTACACAACTTTCCGATCCCGGGGTGGAAGTCAACGATGTTCGCGTTGGCATAGTTCCAAACAGTGTAGAGTTCGACGAAGGTATGGGCGAACAAAAGGTAGTTGCTGAATCTGCCGGTGATGGCGTGGTGACTCAAGTTTTCTCAAACAATGTGGAAACGAATCTGGGTGAGTTTTCTTTTGAATTACGAGCCACATTGCCAAACATCGCTCTTGCCCGTACTTGGAAGGCGAACGGAAACCAGAATGTTGTAGTAATCACTGGCAAGACTCCAGAAGGTTCTTTGACGCGCACATACCAGCAAGTAGCCATCGTGAACAATTACAAAGTTCCACCGACTGCTGACGGTGTAATAAAACTTCAGTGGAAAGGCAACCAGCCTTCAGCCAGTTAAGTTTTTCTTAAATCCGCATAAAGTCTTAGGGAGCCTTCTATGCAAAAAACCAAGTTTGAATTCAAACTCACCACGCCGTTTAAGTTTTCGAGCGGCGGTACCGTTCACGAAGCTGAAAGGCTTTTGTTGAAGGAAGCCAGCAATTCCAATGAAAACTTTGCCAGAATGCAACAGGCTTTCATTCGTGCCATTTTTGGTAATGCCAAAAAGAGTAAACAGGCCATTGAAGACAGCCAGCAGGCCGCACCAGAGGCTACAGAGGGCGAGAAACCGGAAATGGATGGCGAGGCTATGTACCTGCTGCTCCTCGCTTCTGACATTGACATTATCGAGTTCAAGAAGTATTTCCGCGCAATGCTGATGGATAAAGAAGATCCTTTGTGCATCATTGAGGACATGGAAACGATGAAGTACGAAACCTATGCGAAGATGTCAAGGCAGGATACTGACCGTTTGATAGGGGAGTACATCGCAAATTTTATCATGGCCTCGTCAAACCCGCTTCTCGGCAAGAAGTCAGCGCCTTAATTGCTCGAATTGTAAAGTTCTTTGAGGGTGGGTACGATGGAGGCTGGTTGGAGAAACAACCGCTTTCTTTCGTCTACTGGTTATCGTTAGAAGCGAGTACAATCGCAACTGAGATAGAAAGGGAAGCAAACAGATACCAGAAAACGAGGTAGTACGTGGCTTTTGAAGTCAGTTACATCATAGAAGCGATTGACAAGTTTACGGCTGTCAGTACCAAAATTTCTGAAAGCATGAACGTCATGGACAAGCGCATTTCCAATGCGGGTTCGACCCTGGCTGGATTCCAGACCAAAATGAATA